AGCAGACATTGTGCCACTGGCACTGCTACATATTGATAATCTTTTAGAGCGAATGAAGTCCTGTATAGTCAATACGGTACACGATAGTATTGTCATTGACGTGCATCCAGAAGAGAAGAATGCGGTGATTGGTGTCATAGATAAAACTAATAAAGACTTATCTTCTTTGATATCAAGTCGTTGGGGAATAAGCTTCAACGTGCCACTTTTATTGGAAGCAAAAATAGGATATAATTGGCTTGACACTAAAGATGTTATATGATATAACTATGTCTCATTTGTTAAAGGAGAAACATATATGACAGAACTAACGACAATAGACCCGAACAACTATGGCGCAATGGCAAAGGCTATGGGTATAGCTAATGAAGCTCCTGCTAAATCTAAAAGCAGTTCTTTAGCTAGACTACGCATTAACCATTCACCAATCATGGGTACAGCAGAAGTTAAAGGAAAGAGTGTTAACGTGGAGACTGTTAGCGGTGGTACATACAAACTGGAGATTCCAGATGGTGATACATACTTTGCTAACTCTGTTAAGCTTAGACCACACATGCAAAGGTTTATGTACAAGCGATTTGTAATGGGTGGTGCTAATGCACCTAACAGGTATATCAAAACTGTTATGTCTGATAATCTCAATGTAGATTTGAAAGATAATGATGGTGGATTTAACTGTGGTAAACCTGCAGGTTTTATACAAGACTTTAAATCATTACCAGAGAAGATGCAGGACTTAATCAAGCAGATTAAAAGAGTGCGAGTTCTTTTTGGTACAGTAGAATTAGTAAACCCAGTAAGTTCAACTGGTGCGGAAGTGACTGTTGACCCCATGCCTTTTATATGGGAGATAGATAACAGAGATGCCTTCAAAATTGTGGGCGAGCCTTTCGCTAATCTGGCAAAGCTACAGAGACTACCAATACATCACATGATTACAGCCACGACTGATGAGAAGAAGTTACCTAATGGTAATAGCTTTTTCATTCCTGTTGTATCTCTTGATGTATCAAAGACTCTGAAAGTTACTGCGGATGACAACAAAATGTTTGCTGACTTCCTAGCGTGGTTGGATAACTATAATCAATACATTCTAAATCTATGGTCGGAGAAGGCTAACTCTAAAATGGAAGACGATGATGTTGATGTGGTGGATACGTTGGTAGACATCGAAGTTGAAGACGTGGGTTGCTAATGAACCATCCTGCTGAACTAGCGTTGCATCAATACCTTGAAGATGCTGTTAATGGTGAGACATCTATGTCTGACACAACCATCCAACAGGTTGCTACCGATGTGGCAGAAGCTATGCATCGCCAGTTCGGTGGGGAGAAAAAGCGTAAAGACTTTCGTTTACGCATGTCGAATGTGGGGAGACCAACTTGTCAGCTATGGTATGACAAGAACAAGCCTGAGAAAGCTCTGCCTTATCCTACTACTTTCATTATGAATATGATGATTGGGGATATAGTAGAAGCAGTATTCAAAGGTCTGATGACTGAAGCAGGTATACAGTACGAAGATTCTAAAGAAGTTTCTTTGGATGTAGGTAAGTCTAAAGTATCTGGCACGTATGATATCGTTGTCAATGATGCGGTGGATGATATCAAATCTGCTTCAGATTGGTCTTACAAAAATAAGTTTGAATCCTATGACACTCTTGCAGAGTCAGATGGGTTTGGATACATTGGGCAGTTAGCAGGATATGCCAAAGCATCTGGTAAAAAAGCAGGTGGTTGGTGGGTTGTTAACAAAGCCAATGGACACTTTAAGTATGTACCTGCAAGCGGTTTAGATATGACTAAAGAAGTAAAGAAGATATCTAATACTGTGAATGTTGTAAAGACTAATAAGTTTAAGCGTTGCTTTGAAGCTGAAGATGAAACATTCAGAGGTAAGCCTACAGGTAATAAGATACTGAACACGAACTGTAAGTTCTGTTCGTATAGATTTGATTGTTGGTCTAATCTTGTGGAAAGACCTGCAGTCAAGTCACAAGCCAAGCAACCAAGAACGGTTGCATATGTTCACTTAGAAGAGGAGTATTTAAATGAGTGATATGGAAATGGAAGCTCTTGAAACCGAAATAAAAGAAACTCAAGAGCGTTTAAGTTCTTTGCGTAAAGAGTATAAAGAGAAAAAGTATGCATCCTTACGAATAGCTGTGGAAGCTAAAAAGGAAGCAGACAGAGCTTTAGCGGAAGAGTACAAGGCTCTTGGTATTTCTTCTTTATCCTATAACAGAGGATTCTTTCTATAATTGGTAAATAGATTTGCACAATTTATGACAGCACGAAAGTATGGGTATCGTAGCGGTCTAGAAATAAAAATCTCCGACTTGTTGAAAGAGCAACGTGTTAAGTTTAAATACGAACCTTTCAAGATAGAGTGGGAAGATTTAGCCTACCGCACATATACACCTGATTTCGTGCTGTTTAATGGTGTAATAATAGAAACAAAAGGACAGTTCACTGCATCAGATAGAAGAAAACATCTTGCAATAAAGAAGCAACATCCTAAATTAGATATACGTTTTGTGTTTGAGAACAGCAGACGCAAACTTAGAAAAGGCGCAAAGTCCACATATGGAGAATGGTGTGAGAGATATGACTTTGTTTACTACGACAGGATTATTCCTGAAGCATGGATAAAAGAAAAAGGCAAAGACAAGTACCCAAGTTTTATAAAGTTTAATGGATATAAAAGGAAAGCATATGGACATAGCAGATAAGATAGATAAGAATGATTTTATAATAAGAGTTCGTCCAAATAAAAGTAAGAGTAATGGTGCATGGTCAGGCAGTGCTGACATTGTAGTCGTTACGTCAGAAGAAAACAACTTGCCAGAAGGTGAATGGAGTGAGCTTATGCAGTTCTGCAGAATGATGTGTGCTTCTGTGCCTATAATAGAAGAAGTAGAAACATTTAGAAATCTACTACATGATTATCTTAATCGTTATAATGATGGACAACAAGATTTATTTATTGACAAAGAGAAAGATAGTAATATAATACACTTAAATTTTATGAATGGGATAAAGCGTGATGAAGAACAAGACTGACATGGTTAATAGTCCACCACACTATCTAAAAGGTGGAGTAGAGTGTATAGATATGATACGAGCAGCTTTAGACGAAGCTGAGTTCAGAGGTTACTGTAAAGGTAATAATATTAAATATACTTTTAGAGAGAAAGATAAAGGTAAAGACGAAGACCTTAAAAAAGCACGAGTATATTTAAACTATATACTGGAGAAGTAAATGTTAGTTAAAATGCTTATAGCTATAGATATAGACCCAGAGGAGTACCCCATTCCTGCCGATGGTAAAGTATCAGAGGAAATTGAGGATGGCATCCGTGAATATTTTTATGATGTTCATGGTGCTAAGATTAAAAGTATAAAAACATTGAGAGAGTGATATGAATAACATTTTACCAACAGACTATCAAAACTTCATCGCATTATCACGTTACGCAAGATGGAAAGAAGACGAACAAAGACGAGAGACATGGAGTGAAACTGTAGAAAGATACATAGACTATATGTCTAAACATCTTAAAAAGAAACACAACTATATTATTCCGCAAGTTACAAAGCATGAACTAGAAGATGCTATGATGGGATTGAGTGTGATGCCTAGCATGAGAGCATTGATGACTGCAGGTTCTGCATTAGATAGATGTCACGTAGCAGGATATAACTGTTCGTACATACCTGTCGATAGCCCACGAGCATTTGATGAAACTATGTATGTGCTAATGTGTGGCACAGGTGTGGGCTTCTCTGTAGAAAGAGAGAATGTAGATAAGCTACCAGTTGTAAATGAACACTTTGAGAAGAGTGATACTGTTATAAAAGTTGCTGATAGCAGACCGGGTTGGGCAAGAGCATTACGAGAGATGATAGCCATGTTGTATGCAGGACAGATACCACAATGGGATGTATCAGAAGTAAGACCTGCAGGTGCTAGACTAAAAACCTTTGGCGGTCGTGCTAGTGGTCCTGCACCTTTGGAAGAACTGTTCCAATTCTTAATTGATAAGTTTACCCAAGCAAAGAATCGTAGGCTATATCCACTGGAATGCCATGATATTATGTGTAAGATTGGTGAAGTTGTTGTAGTGGGCGGTGTACGTAGGTCAGCACTAATATCTCTATCTAATTTAGGAGATACACAGATGCGACATGCTAAGTCTGGACAATGGTGGGAGAATGAAGGGCAACGTGCATTAGCAAATAATAGTGTAGCCTACAGATTCAAGCCCGATATGGACACATTCATGCGTGAGTGGCTTGCTCTCTATGAAAGCAAGTCTGGTGAGAGAGGTATATTCAACAGACAGTCTGCTATCAAGCAAGCGTCCAAGAATGGCAGACGAGATGTAGAACAGGAGTTTGGTTGCAATCCATGCAGTGAAATAATATTACGTCCCTATCAGTTCTGTAACCTTACCGAAGTTGTAGTGCGTGAGTCTGATACAGAAGAAACTCTGATACAGAAAGTAAAACTAGCAACCATACTCGGCACATATCAATCTACTCTTACTGACTTTAAATACCTACGTAAGATATGGAAAGATAATACGGAAGAGGAAAGACTGTTAGGTGTGTCACTAACTGGTATCATGGACAACGCTCTACTAAGTGGTAAGAGTTCAAAAATAGGTAACAATATAGAAGGATTGCTTACAAAGTTACGTGAGACTGCTGTCGAGACAAACAGAAAAGTATCTGCTAAGTTAGGCATACCACAGTCTACTGCTGTAACTACAGTCAAACCTAGCGGTACAGTTAGTCAATTAGTTGACAGTGCTAGTGGCATACACGCTCGGCATAATCCACACTATATACGTACAGTTCGTGGTGATAACAAAGACCCACTCACACAGTTCATGGTAGCACAAGGTATACCATCTGAGCCTGATGTAATGAAGCCACAAAGCACTACAGTATTTAGCTTTCCTATGCAAGCACCGTCTACTGCTGTGTTTAGACAAGACATGACAGCCATAGAACAATTAAATATATGGTTGAAATACCAGACATACTGGTGTGAACACAAGCCATCTGTAACTATCTCTGTAAAAGAACACGAGTGGTTAGAGGTAGGTGCTTGGGTGTACGAACACTTTGATGAAGTATCAGGTATAAGCTTTTTACCTTTCAGTGAGCATACCTACAAGCAAGCACCGTATCAAGACTGCACTGAAGTAGAGTACAAAGATATGTTAAGCAAGATGCCAAAGGGTATTGATTGGAGAGCATTGTCTGAGTTTGAAAAAGAAGATACAACATCAGGCAGTCGTGACCTAGCATGCACAGCAGGTGTGTGTGAAGTAGTTGACATTAGCGCATAAAGGAGATACAATGAAAGACTTATTATTAAATGCACAAGTGACCTATCTTAGAGGACAAATAAATAAACACCTAGCAAATGTAAGTGTGCTATTACAAAGTCCAACAGGTATAGGTCAGCATCAAGATATTCAGGAGACCATTGAAAAAGAATTAGGGAAGGTAGCAGAATACGATGGTAAACTAAATATGATTGCTAAATACTTAATACAACAACAACCTCAAGATGAAGGGACATCTAATGACAAAGACAGCACCGTCACCAAAAAATAGAAAGAAGTTTGACATAGACCTGCAGTATGGCAAGGTCAGAGAACAACTTGTGGCTGATATGTTGCAAGACAAAAAGATTGAAGTCAAGAGTGAGCGAGATGTGTGGCAGAGAACTGG